CAAAGTAGGAAGGCTTTGCGGCCTTACTGTTCTTGTCAGCAACAGCATAACTGATGATTACGCTGCTGTAGTCGTAGGGAAAGAGGCGGCAACATGGAAGAGTGCCGCTGGGCTGACAGTAAGCCTGATTGAAGACCCTGGAGTAAAATACACAGTCAGAGCTTATGAAGTAGGCGCATGCCAACTAAAGAACCCCGAAGCGGTTTGTTTGATAGTCAATACACAGGCATAAAATGGCAGCTGGTGACGTGACTGTGCTGGGCCCTTATAAGTATTCAGAAATGTCTACTATGGATACAGCCTTAACAGCCAAGACCGCAGGAAGTGCCACAGAATCGGTATTCTCTATCTGTTCACCCATGCAATTCTGGGTAGTTCACGTAGAGGGAGCATAAACAAAATGACATTTGAAAACAGGATGAGAATGGCTGAGCATTATCTCAGCTTAGACGAAAACGGAAAGAAGAGGCAAAAACATCTAGCCTCATTTGTCCCAGAGTATCAGGCTTTTAAAGGAAAAGAGGCTGTAGATATAGATTACAGCTCCATGACTAAAGCACAGTTAAAGACTGCCTGCGATGGAGCAGAGATAAGCTACGGAGCCAGCGCTACTAAGGACGAGCTGATCTCTTTGCTTGAAGCAAAGAGCAACGAAGAGCCACAGGAAGAAGAAGAAGAAGAGGAAGAAGAGCAGGAAGAAGAGCAGGAAGAAGGAGAAGAGTAAATGGTAGACAGCGTATTCCAATCAATAGCCGCCAAAGAGGTGACTGCTAACAGCATGGAAGTCAAGGAGGGGACAACTCTAGGGGGAAGTTATGCAGGCGCCTTACTTCTTCAGAATAATGAAATAAGTTATTTATCTTTAGGTGGCTTTTATGATGATGGGGCCCGGATAAACACTTACAGCCAAGGGAATCACAACATCATTATAACCAAAGCGGGTAATAGAAACGTAGACCACGACCACTATACAGAAAGCGCCGACCCAACGCTCTTTATTCATTCCGCTACAAGTCCGGATTCAGATAACACTCAATGGATATCCATAACACATGACCAAACAGATGGAGTCATAGCAGTAGGAAAAGGAAACATAAAGCTAAGCAATAACCTCGAATGCGGAGGATATATTCTGCCTTTCAGTTCGGCAGACTCAGCAGCCCCTAACTCATCACTCTACTATTCTACAGACCAATCCAAGCTAGTCTTTAAAGACAGCGGTGGAACAGTCAGGGACTTGTGGTAATCATGGAAGATAAGGGACTAGAGCTAAATAAAGGCGATTTTAAGCAACTTCTCGGTCTCTTTGATTCTGGCCATGTTCTAGGAAAAGACCTTGAAACAGCCCTTAAACTGCGTAAAAAGCTTATCCATGGGGCAGTTAATGCCCGGGATTAACCGCACATCAAGGCGGAAGGTCAACCAGCCCCTACCCTAGGATTTTGACAATTTCTTTTTAAATAGATTCAGAATTTCTGACAAACTGACAACTGCACATCATGATGTATAGTAATCCTTTATTATTGTTCATCATAATGACTGCAGCAGGCAATCGGATCCGCCGCAGGTATCATAATTACTATTAATATACACTATCCAAAAAGCTGGCAGGGGTCTTCTCTTTTCTGAAAGAAATTAACCAAGAATTAGACTGTCTTCTAATTTAAATAGAATTCTGTTCAACTAATATATAAAGCTTTATAGTATGCAAACTATATAATCGAATATATAGATGGAATTACAGGAAAATATTTAAATTAGTATATAATAGTAATAATTAACATGGCAACCAAGAGGGCAGTCAAATTAACGGAAGCTAGGATACTGGTCTATCTTAATCAAGTCACAGACAACAGGAAGTATATCAAGGCTATTTCCTTAAATCTGGGAATTGACTATGGATACTGTATTCTAACTCTACAGAGGATGAAATTAAAGGGCTGGGTCAGAGTAGCGATAAGCCTGGCTGACCCTCGTAAAAAGTATTATGAGCTGACAAATGCTGCGCCAATCGAGGCCAGCAAGGAGCTCATAGTGCGAAGCCTAGAAAAAGAAAAGAATAAACAGAGCTCCGAAGCTGGAGCAGGAGGGACAAATGGAAATTAAAGTAGAGGCCTCTATGAAAGTAGAGGACGGCAAACATACAGGAAGGATAATAGAGCTAGAACAACGGACAGAGCCTTACAGCTACCTAGACCTAAAAATTGAGATAGACAAGACAGAAGGCAGAACCCTAAAAGTAGGCTACCCTGCAAAGATAACGCCAGAAAGCAAGCTCGGTATTTTGCTGGCTAATTTCGGAGCTGATGTATCAACACCCGGAACGATCATCAACCCCGAAAAGTATCTGAAGGGAAAGAGCTGTATGTTGATGACCATGACCAAACCGGGAAAGAATGGAAAGGAATACAGCAACATAATCCCGGAGTCGGTGAAGCCGCTATGAACCTGATTAAGAGAAGCCGCAATCCGGACTATAATCAAACTAATTTGATTGAGAAGATTCCGGACTGTCCGCACCATGGGAATGACGGAATCTGCTATTATTTCAAGAACAACCCGCCCATAAGGTATCCTCAATCTGCAAGGCTGTTTGCCTGCCCTGAAGGAAGCAGGAAAGCCAGAGAAGAATGCAGACTAAGGAACGAGGGGCCCTTATGAGTTCAGCCGGATTAATGGCCGCCAGAAGGGTCATAGAGCGGCTGATAGAAAAAGGCTATCAGCATAAACCTGTCCCCATGCTAGAGCTAGAGAGGGCGATATTCCATGAAGGAGGGCTGGATAGTCGGACTGTTAAGAAGTATATAGTCAGCTTCCAGAAACTCGGATGGTTAAAGCGGCTCAATAGATGGGAATGGAAAATAACTTACGAGGGGGATGACTTTTGAAAATGTGTGAGATAGGGATTAGGGGTGGGGAATCGTCTGGAATCCTAGTCACTCCGTTTGATTCCATACGATTAGCTCTACCTCCGAGTTATCACTCAGTCAGTAGAGGTCGACATTCGTCGACAAATGAGCGCTCATTAATAACGAGTTGCCCCCTAATAACCCCCACTCAACTGATTGATGAATTAGGGGGCAAGATGCTCATAATGTTCGTAGGGAACCCCGCCCTACTCACTTATTCACATAGATACCCAACAGGGAACCCCGCCCTATTGGGACTGATACCCCCTCTATTCGGGCTACGCCCTCATAGTCCCCCCTCCGGGGGGAAGAAACAACAACAAAAAATCAACGCATATCCACAGAAAAACTCGGAGTATAAAGGCTGGGAATCCGCTCCTTCTCCCAGCAGGAACCACCCCCCACAGGACAGATAAACAGCCTCTATAGATGGGTTCTGTAAGGTATTTGCGAACATTATCAAAAAACAACCCCCCCAACCACCACTTCAGCAAACTTACTTCATTTTTTATATTTTTTATATAATTTGAGAGTCGAGTCAGGATCGCCTACGGCGGGACAACATGGTAGCCTGCCCTCACAGAAACCCTGACAATTACACTAGTTACAGGCTACCAGGACAGACATAAGCGCTGAAGGAAGCGCAAGAGGACAAAGATGGCAAAGAAGAAGCACAAAAAACCCTTTAAATACCATAAAGAGCCAGAACTAAGAAGGCTGCATTATAATTTCCTAAGATACCTAGGGTTTTGCGCCAATACGGCCCGGAATATCAGACAATGGAGATTGACGTGCATTATCAGGAGATTAGAAGCGATAGGAGTGGTCTACAATGTCAAGGCTGAAGTTTGAAACAAGGGAAAACAGGAATATCGCTGAAATCTGGGTCTATCTAAAGGGATTGAGCGAGGAAGTAAGCAAGATAAAAAAGGAGTTGGGGAGGTTAACAAATGACATACTCCCAAAATAAATCCGACTGAAGTCTGAGGTTTTCAAAAGATGGAAAAAACAAAACAATTGAATTGGAAGATACATACACCTAATTTATGTAAGGAAATAATTGATTGCAATCCAGAACATAATGGTATATTTAGAATTCCATTAATGAAATTAAAAAGTATTCTTGGAGAAATAGCAGATAGAGCAAGAGAATTAAACGACCCTAAGTTAAAGCTATTATGTTGTCGTTTAACTCTATACGAAATTGCTGACCCCGAATCTAAAGAATATAATTCAGAGGTTTTTAAAATACTTGAAAAAGAGGTGAGTGCTGATTCATCCCAACCTTAAAAGGTTGGGTATACTCAGCACATTTTTATGACACAAGAAAAAGCTATTGAAATTCCGGTTGAAGAGCCAAACAGCGTAGAAATATCAATCAACAACAAGGGACAGTATTCCGGGAAGGTTAAAGTCTATGCCCGCACAATAGACAGCGCCTATGATCAGGCGCTGCAAAAAGCCCAGCGCCTGGAGGCCTTGATAGCCGAGAAGAACGCCAAGAAGTAGACATAACGGCTAATTATGTTCAATATTTAAGAGTGCTAGAATGGAAATAAAAACAACTAAGGAAATAAGAATCAGTTCATCGGTTAAAATTCAAGAAGCAAAATTTCAGAAAACAGTAGATGATATTGACAATCAAAGATGGGTTGCTATTGATGATATTTTAGACTGCATCCATAAAATTAGAGAGATGAAAATGGATGCAGAAGATTTATTCGACGCACTCTCAAAGACTAAGCATAATAGCAGTTTTATTCAAGACTGCTATAATTACAAATGTCCTACTTATATTCATAATAAATCAAAATGGAAGTGTGTAGATGATTGTAAAGATAGAATAAGCAGTTCTAAATAAAACTGCAACATTCCACCCAATAAAGTCCCCGACTAAAAAATGGAAAAGAAAATCAAAATACTCAACCTATACGCCGGAGTTGGTGGTAATAGGAAGTTGATTCCTAAAGAGTTTATTATAAATGGAATCAAATATGCCATTGAAGTTACTGCTGTTGAGATTGATTCAGAGATTGCTACTATATATAAAAAATTGTATCCAGAAGATAAAGTTATTATTGGGGATGCTCACCAATATCTTTTGGAACATCATAAGGAATTTGATTTTATTTGGAGTAGCCCACCTTGTCCAACACATTCACAATTTAGGCAAAGATGTGGTGTAAAAGCATGGGGTTTTAAACCAGAATATCCAGATATGACATTATGGCAAGAAATAATATTTATGCAGTATCATGCAGTATGCCCTTATGTTATTGAAAATGTTGAGCCTTATTATCCAAGACAGTTTAATCCTTTTGAATGTGGAAGACATTTGTTTTGGTCAAATTTTCATATCAATAATAAAGATGGAGTTCAACCTTTAGCAATAAAAACATCTGAAGTTAATGACTTAGAAATTCTACATAATATCAATCTTAAAGATTTCAAGATAAAAAATAAAAGACAGATACTTAGAAACTGTGTCCTTCCAGAATTAGGACTTCATGTTTTCGAGTGTGCTTTTAAGAAGAATCAAAAGACGGTCGGGGACTTTACTCAGCCTTCGGCTGCATCTACCGATGGGGTGGAATTATCACAAAATTCCATTCCTTCGGAACAAAATTTATGCTAAACATTAGATACAGCCCCATGGTGTAGTTGGTCAATCATCTCGGATTTTGGTAATGCTCAAGCATTGAAAATGTCCGAGGACCTCGGTTCAAATCCGAGTGGGGCTATTTTTTTAAATGTAAAGGAGGCTTACAAGATGTGGAAAAGATTAGACAAAATAAAACCTAAAAAGAATGGGAAATATTTGGTTTGTTGGAGTGAACCATACCATAAAGAGATGTCAATTTCTATTGGTTATTTTCATAATGATGGGTTCACTCATCAATTTGCAGGAGCAAATGAGGTTTTATTTTGGAAAGAATTACCTATCTTGCCAAAAATATCCATAAAGATAAGGACAAGGAGATGTGAGAATTGTTAACGCCTCCCCATACCACTCATAATCACTGCATGGAGGTGCGGTATGACCAAAGAAAAGAAAGAAGGCGGAATATTAGAGAGCGCAGACAAGGAAACTGAGGATTTTCTAGGAAGTCCAACAACTGCGGCACAATGGCAGAAGGTAAGGGATTACCTAAGAACCCAGATAACAGAAACTAAGGTAAGCCTTGAATTATATGTAATTCAATTGAGGCTGACAGAAGTAAAACTAGCAGAAGCAGAGCAAAGAGAGAAAGATGACAAAAAAGACACAGGAAGCCCAAATCCAGCCCCTTGATCCTCGGGAAATAAAAGAGCTGTATGAACAGCTCCCCGAGGGAGGGGAAGGGATAGACAAGCTTGACAAATGGCAAAAGAGGGTCTTAGATTGGGAAGGCAGTATGGGAATCCGGGCCGGGAGGCAAGTCGGAAAATCCTTTATAATAGGAGAGAGGAAATGCCCCCAGCTCGCCATACACCACCCCGGCACGACTACGCTAATGATAGCGGCCGCACAAAGGCAAAGCTCACAGCTATTTCAAAAGACCCTTAAAAGGCTACACCAGCTCCATGAGGCTATGCTGGAAAAAGCCGGAGGCTGGAAGCCCAACCCCAAATATAGCCAGCGGAAGAATCAAGAGCTAAGAAGAGATTTCGAGCTAAAATACGGACTCTTCAAACAGACCCCGACCAAGACAGAAGTGATACTCAATAACGGCTCAGTAATCTACTCCCTGCCGACAGGAAGAACCGGAGCGTATATCCGATGCTATTCTGTAGATTTTCTTATCGCAGATGAAGCCGCATTTATCCCGGAACCTGTATGGGTCGCCGTCCTCCCCATGCTCGCCGTATCCCGGAAGCTCCGAGGATTCGGCTGGGAGATTTCCATATCCACGCCGTTTGGAAAAGGAGGGCATTTCTATGAGATTTTTACGGATGAGGATTACCAAACATGGCACATAAACGCCGAGGACTGCCCGAGGATTCCAAAACCATGGCTACAGAAGATGAAAACTCGTTTAAGTGCCATGGAATACGCTCAGGAAATCCGAGGAGAATTTGTCGATGAGTTTAACCAATTCTTTCCAACCAAATTGATTAAGAAGCGTATGGATTTTATGGAATGGAACCGGGCAGAGATGGAGAGCAAGAAATGGAGCTGGTATCTTGGGGTAGATATAGCACGCTATGGCCGGGATGAAAACGCTTTCTGCATAGCCTGCATGAATCAAAAAACAGGATACATCAAGATTACAGGAATACTGACAACCAAGAAAAAAAGCCTTGTAGATACCGCAGGCAGAATCAAGGCACTAGACAAAGTATATAGATTCAAAAGGGTTTTTATTGACTCTTCCGGAGTCGGAGGCGGGGTCTATGACATGCTGGTTGAGGATAAGAAGATAAAGCAAAAAGTAGTCGGACTGGAAAATGCGAGGCGAATGGTCGATAATGACGGCAGGCTAAATAAGCTCTTCAAAGAAGACTTATACTCGAATGCCCTTGTTTTACTAGAGAAGGAACCCCAAGCTATATCCATTATAAATAACACCAAACTGCTGAGAAGCATGCGTAGTATGACGTTTGAGTATGGAGAATCTGGGAATGTCAGGATATTTGGCAAATATTCGCACTTATCAGAAGCATTTGTAAGAGCTGTTTGGTGCGTGAAATCAAAAGGTTTAAAACTTTTCATAGCCTAAGTATAAAAATCACCTCTTTTTCCAGCTGTCAGGGTTGTTGCGATCCCTGACATCTGGTTTAAAGAAAAACATGGAGGGAAAATATATGACCTATTCAGGAACAATATGCACAGAAGCAGAGATAGCCGCTATGGCAGGAGAAAACGTAGCTGCCGCCGGGAACACAGAAGCTAATCATAACGACCTCGTAGCGCAGGCTGAAAGCTACCTTTGTTGTCTGATGAGGTATAATGTTGTGAATAATTACGCCGGACTTAATGGAGATGTGAAACGAATCCTGTCAGAATACGGCGCAAGATACGCCGCAGTAGCTTTAATCTCCTATGATATGTCAGGATTCACGTCGAGAATAGAAGCTGAAGACATGATAAATATCCATCTATTCAGAATGAATCTAATTGAAAAACTGCTCATAGACCAAAAGACAGTCACATATATGGGGGGAGCATAAAAAAATGCTAAATCTGCCAGGGTTCGATTTCCAGAAAAGCCATGCACTCTTCAACCACTCCCGAGAGCAGGCCGAAGGAATGCAGAAGAAAAACCCCGACGTATATCAGGGGGTCATGTATAGTGACGCTGTATCGCTAAGAGTAGACCAAGAGATTGGGTCAGTATGGGAAGACATAACAGGAGTTACAAAGACATTCAAAGTGCATAAAAGGGGCAAGGCACTAGTAATCCTATCAGTAGATTGGTATGGAACAGATGATGATGACGATTTTGCGATTTTTATAAAGATAAAATTGGACGGGGTTGATGTAACCAAATCTATAAGGTCGTGGAGAGTGTCGTCTTATGTCGATGACCCGGTATCGGGGAATTTAAATGTATTGGCAAAAAATTCGATTACGGGATTTGATCGTCTTGCATCAACGTCAATCGTGACGCTGGAAGAAGGAGAACATACAATACAAGCCCAAGGAAGAAGGGAGGGAGATATTATAACAATCGAGAACGCAAGGCTAGATATCCTGGCATGGTCAGCGCCGGAAGAATAATCCAAAATGGCAAGAACAAAACCAAATTCAGCAGATTATACAGACATGACAAATCAGGTCACGTCTGCAACAGTAGACGCAGAGAACACATCACCACAAGATTACCAATGCAGATGGTCGGATTGGTATGGGTATTATGTAGGGATTAACCCCTTAGGGGGATTAATCGACAAGAAAGCCCTCTGGACTATAGGCAAAGGATTCAAAGCAGATGAACCAACTAAAAAACAGCTCAACAGGATTAGAGGCTGCGGCAAAGACACTTTCAACACTATTATGCACAACGGAGTCAAGACATACACTATAGGGGGAGATTTCCTCGCTGAGAAAATCACGAACAGCAGAAACGGACTCCTTAACCTGAAGCCACTAAACCCTGGTAGTTTCAAGATTAGGGCAAATTCTAAAGGAATCATAAAGAAATATGAACAGATGGAGGCCCTGAATATCGACAAGCCGGAAACGATAAGCAAAAGAGGGGTAGTGCAATCATTCAAAGCTGATGAGATATTTCATTTACCTTACAACAGGACAGCTGACGAGATACATGGGGTCGGAGTCGTCGAGAAGCTGGAGGAGCACCTGCTCCAATTCAAAGAGGCTACAGATGACATGCGGGTAGTATTTCATAGATATGTTAAGCCGCTTATAATCTCAGCTGTTGATACAGACGACGAAGACGAAATCGCCGCCTATAAGCAGAAGCTTGACAAAGCAGTAGAGAATGGGGAAAACATGGTAGTCCCTAAAGGAGTGCTGGACAATATGGATAGGATGAGTATACCCCAATACTCCACACTTGACCCTCTCCCTTGGATTAAATGGCTGGAAAAACAGTTCTTGATCTCTGAAGGAGTCCCTGAAGTGATACTAGGAGTCGGAGAAGGAGCCACAGAAGCCAGCTCCAAAATCTTATATTTAAGCTGGCAGCAGATAGTAGAATGGAATCAATTATTTTTGGAAGAGAACATTAAAGCCCAGCTAGGGCTGGATGTCGAGTTCAACTTCCCGGCAAATATTGCGCCGGAGCTGGAACAGGACGCCAAAAAAAGAAGGAAAGAAAATAATATGGGGAACCCAGCCGGCCATGATGACTGAAGAAATTATCGAGCTAGTAAGGACGATAGGACTACCGGGAACGATATGCCTATATTTTATATTCAAAGTTGAGCGGGTAGTGGAAAACAACACTAAAGCCTTGACCCTCTTCTTGAACGAGGTTAAAAGTGGAAAACGAAAATGATGGAAGTAAATCCGGAGAGTCCGGCGATCCGCCTGAAAATCAGGCAGGGCCGGAAGGAAACCAAGACCCACCGCAAGAGCTGACGCCGGTTGAAAAAGTTAATGAAGCGATAGGAAGGCTGGACGCAAAGACAAAAGAGCTGAAAGAGATTGAAAGCTCCATCGACAAAAAAAGCACAGCACTAAAAAAGCTCATCCAGGAAGCCGCAATAGAAGGACGAGCATTAGCCGGGAATCCTCGGAAGTCCAAAGATGAAGAAGCAAAAGAAGCGGCCATGAGCCTGGTCGAAGGGACAGGATTAAACCCATTTGCATAAAATGCAGGCAGAAATAACAGTAGGGGATGAGATTAACGTCGAGATTACCACAAAAACGTGCAAAAAATGCGGACAGGTAAGAAAATTCCTTAAAGACTCGCCCCGGGATAAAGAGAGCATTTGCGGAAATTGCTGGGATTGGGATAACGAGCCAAAATATGTGAAGCTCACGCCTCGACAAGCCCAAAAATTAAAGGAATTGCTTGGCATGGAATAGTGCCTAACTTTTCTTTTTTTTATATAAAAAATCGAAAACTTTATATAAATCGCTTTCTTATATAAGTTCAGGTGACCACAAATGGCAAACGAAGCAGTTATAATCGAACTTCTAGGTAATGGCGGAGACCCTGTAAGATTTACTGTTGCAGACGGAACAGGAATCGAAAAAGGAACCATAATGAAATTTAGCTCAGACCCCCGAACAATAGCGGCCGCAACAGCAGACGGCGATTTAATCGCAGGAATTGCGGCAGCTGAAAAAGTCGCAAACGACGGCCAAACATCGCTGGCGGTTTACACTAAGGGAATCTTTGATATAGCATGCACAGCTTCATCCGGCTCAGCGGTATTGGGAGAACCTGTCAAGGTTACAGGAGCAAATACAGTAGCGCCAGCAGATGACGACAGCATAGCTCATGTTAATGAATGCGTAGGAACATCGCTAGAAACCGGAAGTGCCTCAGAAGTAGTCGCTGTCTGGATAAATAAGCCTTGCGCATAGAGGTAAAAAATGGCAGATTCAACAGGAATGGCAGATTTAAGGGCAGAAAATGTTTCAAAGGTAGTAACAGGATTCGCCCTACAGGAATACAAGCTCAAACAGCTCTGCATGGTGCAAAGCTCCAACTCATGGAAAGAAACCTACTATAAGGAAACCGCCGCAGACCTAACTGGAGGCGCAGGAAGCGCAGTAGAAGGAGTGCCAAGGCTCGCCGCATTTCCTTATGGAGAGCCAACATGGACGGAAGCAAGCTCCCGCCTGAAGAAGCACGGCATGGAAGGAGTCGTATCATGGGAAGACGCAAAGACCAACGAGGTCGACGTTATCGCAAGGTCACTTTTAAGAATCGCTAGAGCTGTTGCTAAAAGCGTGGACGCTGAAATCTGGGACGTGATCAGCGAAGCTGTAACACCCGTAACGATTAACAGCGTGACGATAACGGCTGGGGATGAATGGGACAGCGCAACAGTAGCCAATAGAGACCCCATCCAGGATATACTCAACGCAATAAAAGAATGCCAAGTCGACAACTATGACCCTTTGAACGGCAACGGCTATCTTTTGCTAAATCCGACAGATTTTGCAAACCTTCTTGGTAATGCCAACGTAAGAAACGCCGGACAGTTCTATAGTGATGACGTGACAAGGAACGGCAAAGTAGGAAGGCTTTGCGGCCTTACTGTTCTTGTCAGCAACAGCATAACTGATGATTACGCTGCTGTAGTCGTAGGGAAAGAGGCGGCAACATGGAAGAGTGCCGCTGGGCTGACAGTAAGCCTTATTGAAGACCCTGGAGTAAAATACACAGTCAGAGCTTATGAAGTAGGCGCATGCCAACTAAAGAACCCCGAAGCGGTT